CGTTTCCACGCAAAATCTGGAAATTAAATCTGAAAAGCCCTTCCTCCACGTTCCGGGATGACGGGCGATCGTCAACGGCGGCGTCGTGTCATGAAGGGTCGAAAGCCTGGTCCAAAGAACGTCATCCCGTTCAAAGGTGACCAGGACTCTGCGGCGGATTTTCGCAGGGCGGCGATCCGACGGATCGTCAACCAGCTGCGGCCGAAGCAGCTCGACGACGACCTGAAGGCCGAGTGGCGGCGCGTGGCGACGATCCTCGCGGACCCGACCGTCGATCGGCTCAAGGCCCGCTACGTCGATGCGATCCTCGAATATTGTCGGCTGTGCGTCCGGCTGCGGGCGCTCTATGGCGCGTTCGAGCGGATCGAGGACGAGACGTACCAGGCTGAGACGCGCAACGGCGTCCAGCGCAAGACCGATCCGCGCGTGGGTCAGCGCAACGAGACATGGCGGCAATGGAACTCGCTGCGCATGGAGCTTGGCCTAGGGCCGGCTGCCGAGCGCAACCTCCTGCCGGGCCAAGGTGATCTATTTGACGAGTCAGAGCGACACTTCTGATGCGCCCGACTACGCCACGCCCGGTTACCTCGATGCAGTCCGATCCGGGTTGGTCGACGATCGCGCGACGCTCTATGCGCTTAAGGTCGGCGACGGCGAGCTTGTGGCGGGGCCGTATGTCCGCGCGGCATGCGCGCGACACCTGCGCGATCTGGCCCGGGGACACGAGCGGGGGCTGAAATGGGACGTGGGAGCCACCCAGCGGGTGACCTCGTTCTTCCATGACGTGCTGACCGTCGAGGTCGAGACCAAGGACGAGTTCGGCGAGGTCCAGAGCAATTCTATCAAGTTCGACCTTCAGCTCTGGCAGGCATTCATCGTCTGCTCGCTGTTTGGATGGCGCAACGCTCTCGGGTTTCGGCGGTTTCGCCGCGCGTTCGCCGAGATTGGAAAGGGCAACGGCAAGTCGCCGATCGCCGCCGGGATCGGCCACTACATGCTGTCCGGCAAGGGGGTACGGAAAAAGCGCGGCGAAATCTACTCCGCTGCGACCGATCGCGACCAGGCCGAGATCCTGTTTCGCGACGCAGTGTCGATGTGGGAGCGCTCGCCGGCGCTGCGGCGGCGGCTGATCCAGAGCGGCGACAAGAAGGTCACCCAGCTCGCTAACATCGATCCGACCACGCGCCGGCCGGATGGGTTCTTCCGGCCGATCTCATCGGACAAGAAAGGCAAGTCAGGCATCCGGCCCTACTGCGCCCTGGTCGACGAGGTGCACGAACATCCGGACAACAGCGTCATCGAGATGCTGCGCGCCGGCACCAAGGGCAACCAGGAAGCGCTGATCTTCGAGATCACAAACTCCGGATTCGATAAGAAATCGGTGTGCGGCCAGGAACACGACTACGCCGTCAAGGTGGTACTCGGAGAGATCGACAATGACGCGTTCTTCGTTTTCATTTGTGCCCTCGACGAGGGCGACGAGCCGTTTGAGGACGAGAACTGCTGGCCCAAGGCGAACCCGAATCTCAGCGTCTCAATCTTCCCGCAGTTCATCCGCGAGCAGGTGAAGGAAGCGCAGGGGCTCCCATCGAAGGAAGGTCTGGTTCGGCGGTTGCACTTCTGCCAATGGACCGACAGCGTCTCGATGGCGATCCCGCGCGCGACGTGGGAAGCCTGCGAAGGCAAGGTTGATCCGGAAGCGCTGACGCGTGCCAACCACCCGTGTTTTGGCGGACTCGATCTCTCTCGCTCGCGCGACCTGACGGCGTTTACCCTGACCTGGGTTTTGGATGCCACCAAGGATCAATGGAAGTTTGCCAGCAAGACCTGGTTCTGGACCCCGGCCGACACGTTGAAAGAACGAGCGAAGCGCGACCAGGCGCCGTACGACGTCTGGGTCGAGCAGGGTTTCATGGAGGCGGTCCCCGGCGTCCGCATGAAGTATTCGTGGATCGCCGACGCGCTGATGGAAATCTGCGCGCGCTACCACCCGGTCCAGATCGGCGGCGACCAGTACGGGCTCGAGCAGCTGCTCGAGGCGCTCGACGACATGGGCGCGAGCCTGCCGGTGATCGTTCATCCCCAAGGGTTCCAGCGCCGGATCGTCGGCGAGCGGGCTGAAAAGGAAACCGAGGATTCCGGCGCCGATGAGATCACGCTGTGGATGCCCGACTCGATCAACAAGCTCGAGGCGGCGCTGCTCGAAAAGCGGATCACGATCGACGTCAATCCGGTGATGCGCTCCTGCGCCGGCGGCGTGGTCTACGCGCAGAATCGCACCGGACACCGGATGTTCGACAAGGAAAAGGCCACCCGCCGCATTGACGGCATGGTGTCGGAGGCGATGAGCATTGGGGTCGCAACGCTCAATGCACCGCAGAAAAAGTCCGGCTGGGACACCGACGATCTCGACGACCTGATGGCGCGGATCGATGCCGCCGCGGCGGCGATGGAAGAGGACATTTATGGCGGGGCGGATACGGCGAGCCGGGGCGGTCTTGCGTGACGGCGCCAAGCGGGCATTCCGCGCCATCCCCGGCGCGCTGTGCGATCTCGTCGGCTTCGCCGGCGCGGCCGCGATCGCGTATGGCGCCTGGCTGATCTATGCGCCGGCCGGGTTCCTGGTCGGCGGCGTCTTGATGATCGCGGTCTCCATGCTGGTCGGCAGGCGCATCGACGCCAAAGAGAAATCATGACCATCTTCGGTTCGCTGGCGCGGGAGTTCAAGGGGAGCGATGGTCTGACGTGGGGGCAGATCAACGAGCTGTGGGCCGGGCTCCTGGGCGGCGGCTACGTGTCGAAGTCGGGGCCGGCGGTCGGCTGGCTGTCGGCGCTGCGCTGCTCGACCATGCTCGCGTGCACGCGCCGTATTACCGATGCGGTCGCGACCGTGCCCTGCAAGGTCAAGCGCGGAATTCCCGGCACCAACCGCGTGCAGGACGCGACCGATCATTCGCTCTACAACCTGCTCGCGACGGCGCCGAACGAGTGGATGGATTCGCTGCAGTTTCGCGAGACGCTGATCGCCCATTGCGTCGTCGCCAAGGGCGGGTTCGCGTTCATCAATCGGGTGCGCGGCAAGATCGTCGAGCTGATCCTGCTGGGGGCCGGCGATGTCCAGGTCAAACCGCAGCCGGACCGCTCGATCAAGTACAGGGTAACGGCGCCGGACGGCACGTCGGAGTTGCTCGACCAGAGCATGATCTTTCACGTGCGGGGGCTGTCATGGGATGGCTACCACGCGCTCGAGGCGGTGCAGCTCGCCCGCGAAGCGCTCGGGCTCTCGCTCGCGATCGAGCAGACCCACGCCATGTTGCACGCGCACGGAGCGCGGCCCAGCGGCATCGTGTCGGTTCCGAAGAACCTGGACGAGAAGGAACTGATCCGGCTCGCCGCCTGGGTGCGCAAGCACTACGGCGGCCTCGACAACGTCTCGCGCGTGATGGTGCTCGACGGTGACGCCAAGTTCACGCCGTTCGACATGAAGGGCGTGGATGCGCAGCACATCGAGCTGCGCAAGTTCGAGGTCGAGGAAATCTGCCGCTTCACCGGCGTGATGCCGATGGTGATCGGGTTTCCGGCCGACATGGCGGCGCGCGCCGCGGTCGAATCGATCATGTCGATGCATCTCGCCCACACGGTGCGGCCGTGGCATCGCCGGTTCGAGTACGCGGCGAACCGGCAGCTGCTCACCAGGCAGGAGCTGGACGACGGGCTGTACGTCAAGCTGGTCGACGGCGAATTCCTGCGAGCGACCGCGAAGGATCGCGCCGAGTACAACAAGGCGGCGCTCGGCGGCAACGGAAACCCGGGCTGGGCCTCGATCGACGACGTGCGCGGCTGGGATGACATGGATTGCTACGTGCCCGGAACCGATCCCGGCAGTCACATCTACGCGCCGCTCAACAGCGGTCCCATCGGGTCCGACGGCGTGCCGCGCGGTAACGCCGCGCCCGCTCCCGCGCCGCCGCCAGCTAAGGCATGACAGCCATGGATTGGGCAATTCTCAGCGTCACTCACGAACGCTTTGGGGATTGGATCGCCTGCGGCGAGACGCGCGCGGCGGCTGAGAAAACCTACGCGGAGGGAATCGCGTCGGGCAAATATCCGCGCCCCGCGTATCGCGTCATCTGGCATCGCAAGCGGCGGGAATCAGTGCAATGACCGATCTCAATCTCGTTGGCGAAAGCTACGCGCATTCGCTGATCGCCGCCGGCAGGGTGGATCGCACGTCGGCGTGGTCGTTCGAGCCGTCCGACGGCAACGCGCTGCTCGGCAAGGACGGCAACGATTGGGAGTCGTATGCGCGTGCGCATCTCGGCCTCGATCGGTCGGCGAACGACAAGACCAAGGCCCGCTACAAGTACCCGTTCGCCAAGGGCGGCAAGCTCTATCGCGCCGGCGTCGTCGCGGTGAAGCAGCGCGCAGCCCAGCAGGGTGACGGGGCGGTCGAGCGCGCCGCCGGCGCGCTGCTCGAGCAGGTCGACAAGCCGAAGTCAGGAGCGCTCTCGGCGGAACGCAAGGCCTTCTCGTTCGAATACAAGTTCGTCGAGGACGGCGCGCAGCCGGGCACGTTCGAAGGCTACGGGTCGGTGTTCAACAACGAGGACGACGGCGGCGACGTCATCCTGCCGGACGCCTTCGCTCCGGTGCTGGCGAAGCACAAGGCCGCGGGCACGATGCCGAAGATGCTGCTCAACCATGGCAGCATGGGCGCGTCGATGTTCGGAGGCAACGATCCGATGGCCGATCTGCCGATCGGCAAGTGGAACGCGATGTCGGAGGATACGCACGGCCTGCAGTGCAAGGGCCGGCTGATCGCTCTCGACACCGAGGCCGGCAAGCGCATCTACGGCGCGATGAAGGAACGCGAGCTGTCCGGCCTGTCGATCGGCTACCAGGCCGGGGAGTTCGTGCGCGGCACCAAGCCGAACGAGCCGCGCCGCACCATCAAGACCATGAAGAACCTGTTCGAGGTCTCGCCGGTCACGTTCCCGATGAACAAGCTGGCCGGCATCGGCGCCGTCAAGGCGACCGGGATCCACACCATCCGTGAATTCGAGGACTTCCTGCGGGATGCAGGCGGGTTCTCGCACGCTGCCGCGAAGTCGATTGCGCTTCGCGGATTCAAGTCGTCGGAGCCTCGGGATGAGGACGGCGCGATCCATGGGCTGCTCACTGCGCTGAAGAACGCACGCGCGGCCTTTTCGTAAACCCTCATCCTGAGAGAGGCTATCATGCCCGAGATCGAAGACGTCGTGGCGGATGCCGCGCGCGAGATCAAGGCGCTTGGCGACAACGTCAAGGCGCTCAAGGAATCCACCGACAAGAGCCTTGCGGACGTGCGCAAGATCGCCGAGGACGCCCCGAAGTCGGTCGCGTCGTCCGATCAGTTCAAGAAGGACGTCGAGGCGATCATCGCCGGCGTCCTGGAGAAGAACGATGCCCTAACCACCAAG